CCGGGGTTTAGCTCATCTACCAGCTTGGCTGGCTCACACAACTTAAGGAGTCGTATGACTTTGCCTCGATATCGTTCTCGTGGCGCTCTGGCACCAGCTGTCACAGAATCGTCTGAACAACTATGGTCTGATTGCTCGAATTCGAGCTTCACTACCGTAGCTGGTTCAGCTGAGTATGGTACTATGCTGGGCGAGATTGCCACTATGCATGATGTCGTGACACCAAATTACCGATCTCTTCGACAGGCGGGCGGCGTTGTTTTTAACGCTTGCTCTAGTGTTAAAGAGAAATACGAGACTTCCGGTGGTTCTGGAATTCACGTACGGAACTTGAGTAGTATCACGTGCTCTGGTGTACCTCGGTTCGCCGAGATACGTCGGCAAGGTGATCAACTTCAGTATTTGGCTAAAGTTGCAGCAGGCGGAGGAAGTTTCGGGCCGGGGGATAAACTCGTCAATCTTGACTCGTTTACTCCTGAGCAAGTGCAATCTTTCGTCGATGAGGCAAGCACCAGGTGTCTCAATGAAAGGGGTCGTTTTGACGCCAATCTATGGGAAACACTTGCGGAGACGGATAAATCGTTGCGCCTACTCACGGATCTTCACACTAACGTTAGAAAAGCCCTTACAGGCGTTTCAAATCGTGCTGTGTTTAGAAGCGCGAATGGGTTTGCTTCGGCTTATCTTCTCTACAGGTATGGTCTGAAACCTTTAGTTTCGGATATATCTCACGTGCTCTCCAATTTGGAGGCCAGTGTCGGTGCAAGGAAACGACAATCCTCGCGTGGCTCTATACAGAAGGGCGTTAGTTCGCTTCTACCGTATGTAGTCACGCACGGTGTTCTCGCTACGACTATCGGAATAAAAAAGACCGATAGTATCGATGTGAGAGCTTTGTCGTTAGACGAATTCATTATGTCTAAGGCTGATCGCCTTGGGCTTAGTGCTAAGGGTTTAATTACGCTCCCTTGGGAGCTTATCCCTTATTCGTTCGTCGTTGATTGGTTTGTTAACGTCGGTGATTTCATCGGCGCTATCTCACCAGCTCCTGGCTTGACACAGCTGTGTGAAGGGTATACTGTTCGCCGCACTGTATCTACTGCATACACGGCCTCTGGGACTACATGTCCCGGAGGTACGCACACAGTCTTACGGCCGGTTTCTGGTACCGTTACTGCTACCAGAGTCTCGTATACCCGCAACGGGGGTCTAACCGCAAACGTAGTTATCAAGAGTGACTTTCGTTTTTCGAATCTCACTAGATGTCTCGATGCGATCTCCCTCGTTGTTCAACGCCTGCAAAGCATGACGCCTCGCGCCCGGAAACGGACGTTCGACGTTCTGCCTTAACAGGCCCTGCGGTTTTATACCGCGGGTCGCCCCCTAACGTTTGAAAAGGAGTCCGTATGGATATTGGCGCTCAATCAAAGCTGCTTATCTTTCAGATCAAAAGTCTCATTAAGATTATTCGTGATCGGATACCGGATGTTGATCTTCCGTTAACTGATGATGAACTTTCCCATATGAACGCTGATGATTTGCGACAAGTAAAGATGATTCTGCACGAAATCGTTTACAGTCCTCCTCCTCGCACCTAGGGTTCTCGTTTATCCAAAATCTTTTTAAGGTCTAACCTTATGTCACTTACTATCAACGCAAAGACCTACACGGCGGATGCTTTCCAACAGAACAACGTTGGATACATTGGTTCAACTAAGACGATGTCCGTTAAGGATGATGTATCCCTTAAACGTACAGCGCCGAAGCCAACCAGTGTGTTTTCTGGCCTTGGTCGTACTCAGGCGAAATTGGCACGGACGTTGACTTTGACAGGCGCTCTCACCCCAACGGGTGACGCTACTGTCTCGATCGATGTTACCGTTCCCGTTGGTTTCACGGGCGCCGACGTTGATTCGATGCTGAACGACATGGGTTCCTTCCTTGCCAGTGCGTCTTTCAAGACGCATGTCAAGTCACAACAGATCAGCTATTAATTAGCTGGCTCAATTGTGAAGGAACTAGTTACGGTTGTTATTGCTATACTAATTACCGTTGTCGTCCTAACCCTTCTCCATGGTGGAGGAGGTCATCTTATTAACGTAGGAGTTCGTGATGAAATCCAAACTCGCATCTCAGACGATAAGTCTGAACACGAGTCTTTCCTCCAACGCTTGGGGCAACTATTTAAAATTGCTCCGTAGCTTATGTTTGGCCCACTGCGAAAGCCGGGTAGCTTCTAAGATTTTAGGCTTCTTACGAAGCCGCGAATATTCGAAGTTACTAGACTACGCTGATTTCTTATCATCACAGAAGTATGATGATGCTACGGAACATTTCGTAGCAAATCAGTTCGCAAGTCTCATACGGAAGTACCCTTTTCCTCGTGACGTCATTGATTTGAAGCCACGTGAGAAGGCACTTCGTACCTTCGACCTGTCTGAGCATAGGTGCCTCAGACAGAATCAGAAGTTTCGAGCCATGTCCAGAGTTAATCGGACTGGCGCCTATGAGCACCACTATCACGACATGCGGGGTTTCATACAATATGTTATTGGATGTGATCCCGATTATGACAAGATAGTTGGTCTTTGCGATTTGGGACCAGGCGCTAACATTGGAGTCCACGGGAATGCTACTAACTACGCGCGCAAGTTACACGCTCGTAGATGGTCCGTGACACCTAGCCTGCACGCTTTCTCCTCTCGCATATTTCTCGCCAACTTTCATCATTCTGAGTTTTTGCTCAAGGATGAAGGTCGAACGATGATATGCTTTGACCCGCTCCTGCTTCGAGAGCGATTCATGCAAAGAGTAGACATCGTGGAACACAACAAGATATCCTTCGTACCGAAAACCGCTCGGACCTTTCGGTCTATTGCGGTTGAGCCGGTGATTAATTCCTATTTTCAGAAAGGGATCGATACCTTCATGCGTCGATGTTTGACGCGTGTTGGCATAGACCTTTCTGATCAAGGTATTAATGTAGAACTTGCTCGTATTGGAAGTGAGAACCACTTGGCTCTCGATCCGTACGTTACTATTGACTTATCCTCTGCTAGTGATAGCATAAGTATAGGTCTAGTGAAGCATCTTCTACCACCTGAGTGGTACCTCATGTTATCGAGGGCCCGCTCTCCATCCTACAAGCTGAATGGTGTCGTTAAGACATATCATAAGTTTTGTAGTATGGGCAACGGCTTCTGTTTCCCCCTGCAGACACTTCTGTTTACGGCTGCTTGTATTTCGTGCGGTGCTAAAGAACCCGGTCGTGATTTTCACGTATACGGGGACGATATCATCGTTCGACAATCAGTCGCGGGACCCTTATTGCGTTTGTTACGTGATATGGGGTTCCGTCAGAATTCCGATAAGACCTTCTTAGAAGGACCCTTTCGGGAGTCTTGTGGGCGAGATTGGTTCGCGGGTATGGACGTACGTCCTTTCATTTTGGACTTCTCTCTCGATTCTTTGACAGAGTTGTTCAAAGCCTATAATCTTACTCAACGTAACGAACGCACTTTTGCGTTCTTTAGGGAATTTCGAAAAGAAATATTCGAGATGATCCCTGAACACCTCCGTCTCGTGCGCCCGTTTCCGGGAAATGCAGATACGGCGATGACCGTTGAGTTCGATCAATTTCTTGCTTCTCCATATGCTAAGCTCTTGCCTAGCCTTAATTGTTGGAGTTGGAAGGAATTGTCTATTCGCCCCGTTAATGATAATCATTGGCGAGGCGAACGGGCCAGCGATACTTTGCTGTTGATAGCGGCGCTTCGGGGGTCTTCCCCTTATGCACCGTATACCTTGCGTCGCAAGACGCGTACGAGCATGAGACGCGTTGCTCATGCAGGCTCCCAAAGTACTTGGAAGCCGGGAGACGGAGTCAGGTTTTCTG